AAAAAAGGGCGCTTCGGCGCTCTTTTTTGTTGACAGATATAACGAATCACATTATAGTATATATGTAAGTTGAGAGAAAAGGACACAATATGTATTATATCGCTATCGCAAAAGGCAACTTCGGTAAAGAAATGATGTTCTGGGATAAGAAAGCGAAAGCATTCTGCAACAAATTGCCAGACTTAAAGCGTGATGCATATACTAGTTTCTCAGCAACACAGCATAAGCGAGTAAAAGCACAACAAGTATGGCGTGAGATTGTTGATGCTCACGTTGCCCAAGGCGGCAAGCGTGATGAAATTGGTCTATACACATTGGGTGAATCCTATGTAGATGATATCGCAAAAGGTAAGCAAGTTTTATTATAAAAAACTTGACAATACTGCGAATCGTGTTATATTAATTAAGTAATCAGGAGAGACAAATGACTTACTTCACATTTAAAGCATACGGTTCGATTTTCACTGCTAAAGCAGAAACCGGACTTGAACTTATGGAAACAGCCAACAAAGAACTTCTTTGGGGTAATCCAGAGAGCAAGGATGGTATGTGGTTTGAACAAGGTTCTGACACATATGTTTGGGTTGAAGGAAACTTTTTTGATTAAAAAGGTTGACAAATCAGCGAATCATGCTATATTAATTATGTAATCAAGAGAGAGGACTACTCAATGGCTTATATGTCTCAAGAACGTAAAAAAGAAATCGCTGTCAACGTTAAGAAAGTTGCTAAAGCATATGGCTTTACAGGTCGTGAAGTAACTGTTGGTGTTAACAATCATTCAACTCTTGTAGTCAATATCTTTGGTGGTCCGCTAGACTTCATCGGTGATGCTCAGTTACACAATGATGAATACGCACGTATGCGTGGTGAGCAGTCTCGTCCTGTTGGTTCTTACATTCAAGTAAATCAGTATTACTGTGAAGAACATGCTACTGATCCTGTCATTAAGCGTTTCTACGGTGACTTGCTTGCTGCGATTATGTCTACAGGTTACTACAATAATAGTGACGCAATGATTGACTACTTTGATCATGACTTCTACATTGATATCAATGTGGGTCGTTGGGATCGTCCTTACAACTATCGTGAAGAATTGAAGGCGGCTGCTTAATGTTATACATTGTAAAAGTTAAAGGTAGCGGAGATACAGTCGCTATCTGTTCCCGAAAAGAAGATGCACTAGCATTTTTAGCAGGGCAAAAAGTAGATAAAGTAACTTATGAAATAGAAGAGGTATCAAAATGAGTGCAATGGGCAATTTTGTTGTAGAAGTACAAGAACGTGTGTATGGTCTTATTGAAGATGGTGTAGACGTTGATAAAGTATATGAAATCATCGATGCCGAATATGGGCAAATGGGTGTAGGTCTTGTCGCCAATTGTTATTTTGAAGACGCATATGATGGAGCACCAGTATGAACCTTTCTAAAACTATGAGCATTGAAGAGGCTCTTGAAAAAAATTATCCCATTCATGTTGTATATGAGTATGACACGAAGGAGATTGTGGGTTGGTATGCATTCGGTGAGAAACTTGCTCAATTGGAAGCAAGTGACCGATGTGCCAAAAATGGACCTGACACGTATAACTATGCTAAATGGGAACGATATGCCTTTATACGTGACAAACATGAAAAACATTTACGACAACTCGAAGAAATTGAAAGTAGATTGTAAAAAATTATCGGAGATTTAGGTCTCCGATTTTTTTATCAAAGGGTGCATTTTAGCCTTGACTTTGATAAATAACTTTGTTATTATCTATCTATTAACTTAGAGAGGTGATACATCTAGGCTAATACAAAAACTAACACAGGCTAATATAGGCTAATATAGGAGAAAACATTATGGCAACTTTAGCAGAAATTCGTGCGAAACTGCTGGCACAAGAAAACAAAGCAGAATCAAATTCCAATCAAAATCGTGGCACAGATGCAATCTATCCGTTCTGGAATATGGACAATGATAGCACTGCGGTTATTCGATTCCTTCCAGATGCAGATAACGGTAACACATTCTTCTGGCGTGAACGTCAGGTGATTAAGATGCCTTTCGCAGGTGTTGTAGGTGGTGAGCAAAAGCCTATCACTGTACAAGTACCGTGTGTTGAAATGTGGGGAGATACATGTCCTGTACACGCAGAAATTCGTCCTTGGTTCAAAGACCCAGCAATGGAAGACCTAGGTCGTAAGTATTGGAAAAAGCGTTCATACATTTTCCAAGGGTTTGTAGTAACAGATCCAATGAACGAGGAAACTCCAGAAAATCCAATTCGTCGTTTCGTGATTGGTCCACAAATCTTCAAACTGCTAAAAGCAGCGTTGATGGATCCAGATATGGAAAACATGCCAACTGATTATGATGCAGGCACTGACTTCCGTTTGACAAAAACTCAAAAGGGTCAGTACGCAGATTACTCTACTTCAAACTGGGCTCGTAAAGAGCGTTCTCTAAATGAAGCAGAGCGTCAGGCAATTGAAACTCATGGTCTGTTTGACTTGAATGAATTCATGCCAAAGCGCCCTTCACAAGAGGAACTAAATGTAATCATGGAGATGTTTGAAGCATCAGTAGATGGTGAACTATATGATCCACAACGTTGGGGTAACTTCTATAAGCCATATGGTCTTGAAGTTCCTGAAGGTGCTGTTCAGAATACATCATCAGGTTCATCAGTATCGGCTGCACCTACTCCGAAAGCTGCTCCCGCTCCGGCTCCAAAGCCTGCTCCAGCACCAACGGCAACAGTAGAGGAAGATGATATTCCTTTTAAATCAAATGAAGAAGTAGAAGCAGAAGCAGCTTCTTCTGCTCCAGCAGGTGCTGGTAAGGATGCTTCTGATATCCTGGCAATGATCCGCGCTCGTAAGAGTGACTAATCATTTGACTAACTCGGAGGGCAGGAATGCCCTCCCTTTTTCAAACATTATGGAGTAGATTATGGCAAAAGCATTTGATGCGAGTAAATTTCGTAAATCAATTACAAAATCAGTTCCGGGTATGTCAGTAGGTTTTCGTGACCCTGACACATGGATCTCAACAGGTAACTACTGTCTAAACAAGTTGATTAGTGGCGACTTTCATAAAGGTATCCCACTAGGTAAAGTAACAGTTCTAGCAGGTGAAAGTGGTGCAGGTAAGTCATACATTGCGTCAGGTAATGTAGTAAAGAACGCACAGGATCAAGGTATCTATGTTGTTCTTATCGACAGTGAAAACGCACTAGACAACTCTTGGCTAGAAGCACTTGGCGTAGATACAAGCGAAGACAAACTTCTTAAACTAAATGTAGCAATGATTGATGATGTTGCTAAAATCGTTTCGGACTTTATGAAAGAATATCGTGCTGACTATGGCGATGCTGATGAAGAAGACCGTCCTAAGGTTCTATTCGTACTAGACTCACTAGGTATGATGCTAACACCTACTGATGTTGACCAATTCAACAAAGGCGATATGAAAGGTGATATGGGTCGTAAGCCTAAAGCACTAGCAGCACTTGTTCGTAACTGTGTGAACATGTTTGGCGACTTTAATGTGGGTCTAGTAGCAACTAACCACACATACGCATCACAAGATATGTTCGATCCTGACGATAAGATTTCAGGTGGTCAAGGCTTTATCTATGCGTCAAGTATTGTTATCGCTATGCGTAAGTTGAAACTGAAAACAGATGCAGACGGCAACAAGACATCACAAGTACATGGTATTCGTGCGGCATGTAAAATTATGAAGACACGTTATGCGAAGCCGTTTGAAAGTGTACAAGTAGAAATCCCATATGAAACAGGTATGTCTCCTTATTCAGGTCTACTTGAATTCTTTGAAGCAAAAGGTCTTCTCGTTAAGCAAGGTAATCGTCTAAAGTATGTTACCAAATCTGGTGAAGAAATGATTGAGTTCCGCAAGAACTGGACAGATGAAAAGCTAGATGTAATCATCAATGAGTGGAATATGGAAGACATCGATGCTGAGAAGCACGGTCTTGAAGCACTTGAAGTAGATGATAACGGCGACATCGTTGATGAAAACGCAGTACTTAACGGGGAAGAATAATGGCTAAATATCTTTCTACAAAGACATATGGACATAACATCGGACTTTCAGCAGTCTTTCGTCAACCACATGCAGACCACTCACATTGTAGATTTTTACATGGATATAGTCTTGCATTCAAATTTACTTTTGGGTGCAATGAACTGGATCATCGTAATTGGTGTGTGGACTTTGGTGGATTAAAACCACTAAAGGCTTGGCTAGAAGATAGTTTTGATCATAAAGTAGTTATTGACAAAGCTGATCCAATGATGTATCATTTCGAAACACTACAAACTGTTGGTGTTGCAGAACTGACTATAATGGATGGCGTCGGTGCCGAAAAGTTTGCAGAACATGCATGGAACTTTGCAGATAAAATGGTACGTGAACAAACAAATAATCGTTGTTGGTGTGTGAGTGTTGAATGTTCAGAACACGGCGCAAACTCAGCAATTTATGAGGCATAAAAAATATGGCAATAGAAACTGATTTTATCTTTGACTTGTGGGAAGCAATGAAACCATTAATCCCAGCCAAAGAGAAGATGGAAGCGGCAGAACGAATTATCAAACAATGTGACGAGTTTGGTATTTCTAAAGTCGATCTGGAAGATATGATTGAGAATGATAAAATTCTACAAACAGCATTCGATAGATACTTTGCAGATGACTTTGAAGACGAAGACGATGATTCTTGGGATGATTATGACGAATGAGTTGGTATCGTAAAGTTGTAGCGGACTGGAATAATATTCCACAATGTCTTGACCATTTTGAAAAAGAACTGGCAGAAGCGAGGACTGAGGTTAAGATTAAGGGAAACGTAGAGCGTAACTCTACAGAACTTCCAGCATATGTAGAACTACGATTCTCACAACTACAAGAGTTAGAAGCCATCCTAGAACATCTAAATATAAGTTTACGCAAAAAGCGTAGCGAATATTTAAGAAAATATTTAGAGAACTACAACAAAGCATTGTCTAGCAGGGACGCAGAAAAATATGCTGATGGTGAAGATGAAGTTGTAGCAATCTCAGAACTTATAAACCAAGTAGCGTTGATGCGAAATCAATTTCAGGGTATTACAAAGGGATTTGAAATCAAACATTTCCAATTAAGTAACATTATCAAGTTGAGAGTAGCAGGCATGGAAGACGCAGACATAAACACTAGATATTAAGATGGGCGCAGTGTGTGTAAATACATTGCTATTTTGGAGAATTAAAAACAATGAGTAATATTCAAGTTACTAAAAGGGATGGAACGAAAGAAGAATTAGACCTAGAAAAAATGCATAAAGTTGTATTTTTTGCTTGTGACGGCATCAATGGTGTAAGCGCAAGCGAAGTAGAACTGAAATCACATATTCAGTTTTATAATGGTATTACTAGTTCTGAAATTCAGGAGACCCTTATTAAAGCAGCCGCTGATTTGATTAGTGAAGAAACACCGAACTATCAGTGGGTAGCAGGTAATTTGATTAATTATCATATTCGTAAAGATGTATATGGTACGTTTGAACCAATTCATGTATTCGATCTTGTTCAACAGAACGTTGAAAGAGGTTTTTATGATCCTGCTCTACTAGAAGATTATACAAAAGAAGAATGGGATAAGATTAACGGTTTCATTAAACATGAACGTGACTTCAATATCTCATACGTTGGAATGGAACAGTTTCGTGGAAAGTATCTAGTACAGAACAGAGTAACGAAACAACTATTCGAAACACCACAAATGGCATACATTCTTATTGCTGCGACACTTTTCAGTCAGTATCCTCGCAACGAAAGAATGCGTTGGGTGAAAGATTATTATGACGCTGTAAGTAATTTTGACATTTCACTACCGACGCCAGTTATGGCAGGGGTGCGCACACCACAGAGACAATTTTCATCCTGTGTCCTAATTGAAACTGATGACTCGCTTGATTCAATCAATGCGACCTCAAGTGCAATTGTAAAATATGTCTCACAAAAAGCGGGTATTGGTGTTGGTGCAGGTTCAATTCGTGCAATCAACTCTCCTATTCGTAACGGTGATGCGTCACATACAGGTGTTATTCCATTCTATAAAATGTTCCAGGCTGCCGTGAAATCTTGCTCACAAGGTGGGGTACGCGGTGGTGCTGCAACTCTTTATTATCCTATCTGGCACTACGAAGTAGAAGACCTACTGGTGCTTAAAAATAACAAAGGCACAGAAGACAATCGTGTGCGTCATCTAGACTACGGCGTACAATTTAACAAAGTTATGTATGAGCGTCTACTACAAGGCGGTGACATTACCCTATTCTCTCCTCAGGATGTACCTGGACTTTATGAGTCATTCTTTGCCGATCAAGATAAGTTCCGTGAACTATATGAGAAAGCAGAACGTTCAACGAAACTACGCAAGAAAACAATCCCAGCGATTGAACTATTCTCGGCATTTATGAATGAACGTAAGAATACAGGTCGTATCTATTTGATGAACGTGGATCATGCTAATGACCACGGATCATTCAAGGCAGAAGTTGCTCCTATTCGTCAATCAAATCTTTGCTGTGAAATCAATCTACCAACTAAACCACTACAGCATATCTTTGACGAAGAAGGTGAAATCTCACTATGTACACTAAGTGCTATCAATTGGGGCAACATAAAAACTCCAGAAGATTTTGAGAAGCCCTGTGAACTAGCAGTGCGTGGTCTAGATGCACTATTAGATTATCAGAAATATCCCGTACTAGCGGCTGAACTGTCAACTAATAAGCGTAGACCTCTTGGTGTGGGTATTATTAATTTTGCCTATTGGTTAGCTAAAAATGATACCAACTACTCAAATCCAAACTTAGACTTAGTTGATGAATGGGCAGAAGCATGGAGTTACTTCTTAATCAAAGCGTCAAACAAACTAGCACAAGATATGGGTGCATGTCCAGGCGTATGTGAAACAAAGTACGGCGATGGTGTTGTACCAATGGATACACGTAAGCGTGATGTAGATGAACTTACTCCATACGTCGAGCGCCAAGATTGGGCATCATTGCGTGAAGACTTAAAGACTACAGGTATTCGCAACTCAACTCTAATGGCTCTAATGCCAGCAGAAACATCAGCACAGATTTCTAACTCTACAAACGGCATTGAACCGCCACGTAGCTATGTGTCCGTGAAGCAATCAAAGCACGGTGTCCTAAAGCAGGTTGTACCGGGTATTCATAAACTGAAAAACAAATATGAACTACTATGGGATCAACAATCTCCTCAGGGTTACATTAAGATTATGGCAGTACTACAGAAATATATCGACCAAGGTATTTCTGTGAACACATCATATAACCCAGTGTTCTTTGAAGATGAAAAGATTCCAATGTCAACAATGCTACAAGACTTGATTATGTTCTACAAATATGGTGGTAAGCAACTTTACTACTTCAATACATTTGATGGTCAGGGCGAAGTTGATGTAAACAAGCTAATGGATGAACCACTAGCACAAACAGAATTAGATGATGATGCAGCTTGCGATAGCTGTGTAATTTAACAAGAGAGAGAATTAATGTCAGTATTCAATTCAAAAAATAAAGCAGACCACACTAAAGCGTTAGCGTTTCTAGACCCAAATGGCGGTGTAGCAATTCAACGTTATGATATGCTAAAATATAAACAGTTTGATAAATTAACAGATAAGCAATTGGGTTTCTTTTGGCGCCCTGAGGAAGTAGATGTTCTTAAAGATGCTAATGACTTTAAAAATCTAACAGACCATGAGCGTCATATCTTTACATCAAACTTGAAACGACAGATTCTACTTGATAGTGTACAGGGTCGCGCCCCAACAGAAGCGTTTGCGCCACTAGTATCTATTCCAGAACTAGAAGCATGGATCCAAACTTGGACATTTAGTGAAACAATTCACTCACGTTCATATACACATATCATTCGTAATGTATACGCTGACCCATCAAAAGTATTTGACGAAATGATGGACATCGAAGAAATCATGGACTGTGCTGACGATATTTCTAAGAACTACGATGAACTGATTGAAATGTCAGGTTACTATAATCTACTAGGCGAGGGAACTCACACAGTGAACGGTAAGAAGGTCGTTGTAGACCTATATGAAATTAAGAAGTCTCTTTACAAAACTTTAATGAGTGTAAACATTCTTGAGGGTGTTCGCTTCTATGTTTCATTTGCTTGTTCATGGGCATTCGCAGAACTAAAGAAAATGGAAGGTAACGCAAAGATTATCAAGCTAATCGCACGTGACGAAAACCTACATCTTGGTTCAACACAAACACTACTAAAAATTCTACCAAAAGATGATCCTGATTATATTCAGATTGCTAAAGAGACAGAAGAAGAATGTATCAAAATGTTTGTTGATGCTGTAGAGCAAGAGAAAGCATGGGCTGAATATCTATTTAAAGATGGTTCAATGATTGGTCTAAACACTCAACTACTAAATGACTACATTGAATGGATTTGTTGTAAGCGTATGACAGCAGTTGGACTAAAATGTCCGTATCAAACACCACAAGCTAATCCACTACCGTGGACACAAAAGTGGATCGCAGGTGCAGAAGTACAAGTTGCTCCACAAGAAACAGAAATTTCATCATACGTTATTGGTGGTGTTAAACAAGATGTTGATAAAGACACATTCGGAGGGATGTCACTATAATGGAACACGTATTTGACGAAGCATGGATTAGGCAAAAGCAATTCAAGTATGCAATGGAAAACGAGGTTATTTACCAACCTTCAACTGATATCGATCATAAAGTAATTGATGCACAACTTCCTGCATTTATCAAAGGTGCAACCGGAGAAGATGAAAAAAAATTCATCTTAGATATTGGTTGTGGTGATGGTTATGCGATGGAAAAAATGATTGATCTTGGATATGAAAATGTTCAAGGTATCACATTGCATAAGCAAGAGTTTGATATTTGTAAAGATAGGGAACTTAGTGTACATTTAATGAACTATAACTTTTCTGAAATGATGGATCGTTTCTTCCATGTTGTTTGGATGCGACAGTCTCTACAGTTTTCATTTCAGCCGTACTACACAATGTTAGAACTTAATCGTATTATGCGTATCAATGGTTGGGTCTACATTGAGGTACCAGACGTTTCAAATAAGGGTGTGCCATTAGGAACACTGCATAGTGAAACATATGAGCGTTTATTTAAAGCATCTGGATTTGAGATTGTACAAAGCGATTCATTTGACCTGAGTTCGGGTGAATATAAAGAAACCCATAACTTTTTTGCTCTAATTAAACGTATGAATTTTAGTCTGCCTCCACTACCAGAGGAATAAAAATGTATTTTTTTGAAAAACAGTATGAATATTTTTCAGACCCTTGGCCTCATATTATTATCAATAATGCATTAGATATAGATATTGCTAACAAGTTAAGTGAGCAATTTGTAGAAAGCCAGAACCAAGAAACTAGAACTAAATTGTGGAACGAGTTCATTTCATATAATGAAAGTCGTTTAGATGATATGGTAAAGGTGCTTGATTCTGCATTCAAAAGAAATACAACAGAATATAGATACCAAACTAATCTTTGTGGTAATCTACCAAATGATGGTAAGGTTGAAAAAGATTGGCATATTGATGGCCCTGATAAGATTTACCAAATTCTATATTACATGGACAGCGAAGAAGATACTGGCTACTTTGAAGCAGCAAGTGATGATAGAGGAACTAATTCTAAAATAATTCCTTATCGTCATAATCGTATTATTGCATTTAAAAGTAGTCATGGTCAAGATAATGAAAAGCAAACGTGGCATCGTTTCTTCTCTACTGTGTCTGCACACAGAAAAACTTTCAATATTCCAATACAAACAATATAATAGGCATATAACAAAATAGTCTAAAGAAAGGGTTGCAACGCAGCCCTTTTTTGTTATAATATATATGTAACGTTGATTGAGAGGTGCTTATGAAATTTCCAAAAGATCCAAATGATTTAGATTGGGGTTCTTTGTCTAAAGCAGAGTTCAAACGTGCTGAACTTCACTATGAACTGCGTGACGAGGAAGAAAGTAGTTACGAGACATTTGAAGTTTGGATTGACGGTAAGATGTGGAAAGACTTTGGATACAAACGCAATCAAGCAGTTAAAGCTGCACAGACATTGCGTGAACGAGGTGTTCAAGCATTTGCTAAAGTCCGTCGTTATTAAAAACTTGACAAATGGACGAATCATGCTATATTAATTAAGTAATCAGAGAGAAGGACTTGAACATGACAATGAGCAATTTACAAGAAGCAGTAGCGTATAACACTTACGAAGATTATTGCGCTC